AAACAGGATCGTCTATTGTAACTGTAGTGCTGTTTACCGTAGTAGTTGTACCACTAACAGTTAAATCGCCTGTAACTATTAAGTTTTGACTCATAGTAACATTACCATTAGAAGCAATAGCTATTGCATCTGTGTCACTAGCTGAACCTATATTACCGTCATCAGATATTACAAGACTACCACCTGTAATAGCTCCTGTAGTAGTGATTGTACTAGAGCCAGTGTTAATAGTACCAAAACCAGATGTAATAGATCCAGAGTCAAGAGCACCTGTAGTTACAAGGTTTGGCATTGCTGTAATTTCATCATCAAAGTATGCAGCAAGATCTGTAACAGCAACTTGCACCATTGTACCATTATCATTTAGTACAACACGATCTGCATCTGCTACAGATGTTGATGTGGCTGAAGTTCCTCCTGCTAATATATTTATTTCAGCAGTTGTCACAGTTACACCATCTAGTTTATTTAACTCTGCTGCACTGGCTGTTACTACAGTACCACCTAAAGCAAGACCATTTGTGCCATCATGAGAAGCTATATTAAAGTCAAAAGAGCCATCAGCAAAAGTAGTATTACCTGTAATAGTAATTGTACTACCATCTGCACTAATACTATCTAATGCAATATCACCTACATTACTAATATCGTTGTCCCCAAAAGATGTAGCAGGTAATATAGTAGTTCCTGTAGCTGTAAAGTTAGCAACATTTGTTTGACCTGTAACATCTAACGTACCTGCTATTGCAGTGTTACCACTTGTATCTGCGACAGTAAACTTGTTGGTGTCCATAGTAAGACCACCATTAAGAGCAGTAGCACCTGTTACTGTAAGTGAATCTAGTGTAGCTAAACCAGAAGAACCTATTGTAGTAAAACTACCTGTAGAAGCACTGTTACCACCAATAGCTGCACCGTCAATTGTACCACCATTTATGTCTGCAGTGTCAGCTACAAGATCGTCTATAAAAGCTTGTCCATCAACATATAAATTACGCCACTCAGAACCTACAGCACCAAGGTCATGTGTATCATCAGCAGAAGGAGTGATGGCAGAAGCAACATCAGCAGTAAGAGTAACTGTATCTGAAGCCGCATTACCAAGAGTAGTATTTCCATTTACTGTTAAGTTTGCAGTAATAGTAGCACTCTCATCTACAGTAAGAGTATCTATTGTAGCTGTGCCATCAATAAATAAATCTTTAAATTCTGTTCCAGAAGCACCAAGATCAATATCATTGTCAGTTACAGGAAGTATTGCACCATCTTGTATTCTTATTTGTTCTACTGCAGAAGAAGACACCTCACTGAAAAAACCAATACGATTATTAGATGTATCTATTACAACTTTATTTAATGCATCACTGTCAGCTATGAGAGGTACATATGCACCCTCAGTAGAACTACCATCATGTTTGTGTCCACCCGATAAAGCAAACGCATCTCGTATTGCATTGTACTCTGCGTTTACTGGTGCAGCTTTAATAATAGCATTAGCTATAATATCTGCTGCTGATTGTCTTGAATAACCTGCCATTTTATAACCTGTCCCCTACTCCAAATGTAATCACTAAACCTTGAATATTATGTGATGCATTTGTATCATTTGTTACGAATCTAAACGATGCTGATTTACCTGAACCCGATATATTAGTCCTTTGCACAGGAGATGGATTACCATCAAATATTGCTGTTGCATTATACGTAGCCTCATTATAATACGCAGCAGCACCTGTAGTTGTTAATGTAAAGTTAGAGGGAGATAATACATCTACATCATCATAATCATAAATTGCAGACATAACAAGTTCGTTGTCTCCCTCAGATCGCATATATGTAGCTACACTATAAAATATTTTTCTTTGTTCTGGATCTTGCATATAATAAAAAGGAGTTTGAAATAAACTAAAAATTTCAGAACCTGCAAAATTATTACCTTGTTCTTGTCTATATACTTTACCTGTGCTATCCCCATGTAATACAAATTCATTTTGTCCTATATAACCACTATCTGCACAAGTAGCAGTAATACCTAACATTTGACTATATTCGAATTGTAATCCTTCTGGCGTTAGTCTATAACCACCAATAATACCTTGAGAATCTGCCCCTGCAAAAAAATATCTAAATTGTGTTTTTTGTCTTATTACAACAGCGTTAAGACCCTCAAGATCAATATCAAAAATAATGTCTGTAAAAATAGATTGAATATCTTTTGATACAGTTTCTAAATTAACATCACCAATTTTATCTGTAGCTGATATTGGGCGTAAACCATCTTGAGATAAAAATAGTAAATCACCACCAATTTCTATAACACTGTCTGTAGCTAAACAACCAAGATCATCTGTGACTGTTTCTAAAACAAAATTAGCAATATTATTACCGACAAGTTTATTAATGTTATTACTGCCAAAAATAAATAAAGCATCTCTAAAAGTTTTTATTGCTACAATAGGAAATCCTACATTTATAACACCAGATCCATTTGATGCACTAAAGTCTGTTTCTGCATAAGGAGCACTAAAATATAAGTTTGTATTTTCTGCAGGATCACCTGCTAAAAACATGTGGTTTTGAAATACTGCAGAAAATTTAGGATCTGTTGGTGCATCAGCATGAGTAATCTGAGTATATGTTGTACCATCATAAGTAGCTGCAGGATTTATGCCATCTGTAAGTATTACTTTTGGACTGCCAAAATTATACTTTGTAAATCTAACCTTAGTTACACCTGACATAGTAGGTGATCCAGAGGTAGTTATAGCGTCCCATGCACTTGTTGAGTTATTCCATTTATGTAAATAATTATTACCACTAGAAGGTGTACGACAAGCTAATATACCATCATTAATACCATTAGCCACACAAACACCAAGTACACTTCCTGTTCCTGTAACTGTTCCAAAATCATTAGAAAACCCACTTATTCTTCGATAACCACCAGTAACAGAAGGCTCATAATTAATTAAAGATATAGCTGATCCAGGTTGTGTTTCACCTTGAGATAATACATCTCTACTAGTATTTAGTCCTCCTCGACAAAAGACTTTAAAGGAAGCTAAATTATCTGCCATTAAATCACACTATTAAAAGTACTTGAAGATGGACGATGTATTACAGTAGATCTAACATATAAATTATCATCTAGTAATATTCTTCTCATTGCTTTTATACCCTGTTGAAAATTTTGTTGATGTATTGCTGCGCTTTGTTCATTGCTTCGAAATCTCATAACAAACATAATAGCACCATCAATTATAACATGTTTAAATCTATCAGGTATAATTGTTGTATCTGTATGTAACGATAAATCTGTAGGAAAAGTAAAATAAACATACTCTACTTCATACGCTGCATCAGTAAGAGGGGTAACACCAAACTTTTCTTCTAGTGTTTGGTAAACAAATAAAGGTTTACCTACACCATTTGTTTGATCACCTTCATCATCTTGTGTACGATAATTTTGTATATAATCATTATAAGTTATTGTTTTAAGATGTCTAGGTGTATTATCTAATCCACTAGTTTTTTTCAAAAAGAACGAATCCCAATCTACAGTACCCATGTCTGTAGGAAAATCATATGTTCTTTGGGCTGTAGTTAATGTTTGAGTATTAGTTGTTTTTAAAAAAGGATATTCTTGACCATCTTGTATTATTAATCTTATACTGTTATTTACAGCATCTTTAACTAGACCTTGCACATTACGTACAGAATCAAAACCATCACCTGAAGTATCAAGAGTAACTTCATTTAATCTTCTTAAAGTATCATTTACAAGTGTGAGATATGTAGTTGCCATTTATATAACCTTCAGATAAGCTTAGAGGGGCAAGTTTCCCTGCCCCCCAATTTAGTTTATTTACGCAAGCGTGTCACGATCTACTTCATCAGCAGTCATTTCACCTAAAGCACTAACGTCCATTAGTACTGCGTAAACACGTAGTTCACCTGCAGTAAATGAAGAACCACCACCTGCAAGAGTTACATCTAGTGTATCAGCAGAAGTGATTACTATTTCACCAGAAGTAGTAACTAGCGGTGCGTATGCCCCATCAGAAGCACCGTCAATGTCAAATACATTAACATACTCATTTGGGTCTACAGCAGTTCCTAAACTTGCAGTAGCATCAGTACCAGAGTTCTGAGTAGCAGAAGATGTTACTTGAATACCTGCAGTAACAATATGTGTATTTGCAGGAATAGTAAGAGCTTGTACTACATCACCATTTGGGTTAATACTATTTGCCGTTAGGTCGATAGTTTGCTCAATCATGTAAGGCTGACGCCCACGTGAAGAACTCCCATGTGCAGGAGCTAGAGTTGCG